TAGACTTATCTTCAACTAAAACCGGAACAGTAACTTTTGTTTTTAGATCGTACTCAGCAATACAATTGTAGTCATCTGATCCAACTATCCAATAAATCTTATCATTCGTGTCGTCAGCAATGCTGCCAACGCAAAAAGCATTAGTATATTCTGATATATAAGTAGACGCATTCCATTCAATTAAAGACTGCGTAGACGTGTTGTAGCTGGAATTTTTTAACTCTAAATTACCTTTTAGCAGCTGCAAAGAACCTATGTCAGATCCCTCCGAACTTGAAAGGTCTAGGTTTAATGCGTCTCTATACTCGCCGTTTGGAAGTAGTCTTTCATCAAGGTCTTTGTTCATTCGACCACTTGTGAAAGTGCGTAAAAATTCAGCCATATTTTAGTGTTTTATTTGCTTAGATTTATTTCTCATTACTTGAGTAATCTCTTCTAGCTTTATACTGGATAATCTTAATTTAGCGTTTCTTCTTGCTACTGCAGCCTCTTTTTTAAATCTAGCTACTATATATTCTTGTACATTTGCTCTTGTAGCTAATATAGCGTGAGCAATATGCTTGTACATAGCTTCTTCTGCAAATTTATGTACTACCATTTCTTCTTCAGTACCTAAGCCATCGCTTATGTATTTTAAAGTGACTACTCTACCAATCATATCTCCGCTAAAGTGTATGATTCCTTTTATTTGATCTATGTAGAATACTCCATTAGCTTGAGCATACTCAGGTGTTAATCCATATCTTCTACCAAAGCCGCTACGTTCTAATATATCATTATTATTTACGTTTTCAAGGTCTGCGCCACGTCCTGTCGTTTCATCTCTGAACCTTTTAGAAGTCTCAGATTCTTGAGCGTATATAATATCACCGTTCTCGTCAAATAAATACTCGTACTTATTGTCTTGCAAAACAGGTAATGGGTCACTTGTATTTCTCGTAGGATATATAATCCTTTCAATTCCGTCTTGCCCTACCCAGCTTATTTTAACATACTGTACGTAATCCTGCGGGAGTATCATATACAAGGTTGGAGGTATTTCAATTTCCAATGCTTTTGTAGAAGGTAAAGTATCAAAGCTTAACTCCTGTATCCCACGCTGAGCATGGAAGGCTACATCGGTTCTTCTTATTTTACTTATGATTTTATCCTCACCTACATAGGCAATCATAAAATTGTTTATAAGATCTTTGATTTTAATAAACTGATATCCGCCATAATCTTCGTCAAAGCTATTCCATACGCTATCAGGGCCTTCGTAGTACTGTTCGTTTGTTTGATTAAGTAATGCCATTTATTATGATTTTTCTAATTGTGTTTGTTTTTCTTCCTCTGAAGCTGCTATCTGATATAATCCAGGATCACTCATTAATATACCGGAAAGTTCTAGTATTTTTAAAACTAAATTGGTTTCTTCTGAAGGATGCAATGGAAAATCTACAGAGTTAGTAGCATCATATAAAGCCTCTCCAAACACCATTTGATAAGCCCAAGAAACAGAAGCCGGTTTGCTTATGTAATTGCAGCTTACATTTGTAATAATTTCGGCATTGCCAAAAACTTGCACTTCGTCCCCTCTATATGTGTATATAGGTCTTGTGTTTGTTGGTTTTGTTAATGGAGACAAATTAATATATAAGAAATCTTTTTTATTAATTAACTCCGCTTCAATAAGCGCGGTAGATTGCACGCCAAAAGCATCAGTTGTAATGTTTGAATAGATAACAGAGCCTAGCCTGTATATACCTGATGGTAATGTAAAGCTACTAGTTCCGTAAGCTAAGGTATCTGTTTGTTCAAATATTTGTATTTTCTCTTCAAGTATATTCAGCATGTCGGAGTACTCCGTGTCGTTTCCGTGGAGTCTTCCAAATTGATTTATATCATAAAAGTACTGCTCAAAAATACTTAATTGTGCTTGATTTGCAAACAAGTTAAATTCCTGAGGAGTAACATATCCTCTTTGTTCTTTATTGAGTATACCTAATACTCTTTGATAAACAGTGTCTACACTTACAGCCATATTTTTTTATTTATTTATAGTAATTAGGCCACCCTTAAAGCGGCCTAGCTACTATAATAGGTGACTAATTTAGTCTTTTAATTATGTTTTTGTAAACTTCCATTCCTTCATCAGTCTTAAAGTAAGCAGCTAAAGCTGAATACGGGTGCTCATCAAACGGAACAGTCATTAGTTTTCTATCAGTATCGCCAAATGTAAATGTTCTTTGATCCGGTGATAGTTTAATTATTCTAGCTTCAGTAGCTTTAACTCCAATGTTTCTTAATTGTACATTTTCGTCATTTGCTAGTTCTAAGAACAATACAGGGTTACGCTTAGCGTATATAAGTAAATCTCTTTTTAGTTCACTAGAAGTTAGTGTGTTGACTTTTGAGCCAAACTCTACTCTTAGTACAGCTTCAGCATCTTCAATTTCCATTACTTTAGCAGTATTTAAAGCTTCCAGCTCTAATTCAATCCAATCAATTTCGTTGCTAGCAACTTCTTCTGGCTTGTATTCTGAATAAAATTCATTTAAGTAAGGGTGATATAAAGATAGTAATTTTTGAAGGTTTTGTTTTTCCTTTGTTACAAGCAAAGATCCCTCTCTGAAAACAACTCTACCTAATGTAGCACTTCCTTTTTGTTCATCAACAAACGGCGAATTTTGATTAGTAGCGTATCTAAGCTCTCTTTGTATTCCGGTTTTTTCATCAAACCATAATAAAGATCTTTTTGCACTATGCCTAGTTGGAACAGAAAATATTAAAGGTCTTTTTTGTCCTTTTAATACGTATAACCTGTCCTTTATTTCCCACGTTGGTTTTGTGGTTTGTACTTTAGTAGTAACTCTTGTTTCTACATATTCCTGAGGAGCAACCTCAACTTGCTTTGCTTTAGCTTGTTTAGCCATGATATAATATAATTAAATAATTGATAAAAAGTAATAGTTACCCCCGTCAATACAACGAGGGTAAAAATTACAGTAATTTACTATGCTTGAGTCGATTTCAACATTACAAAGTTGTTAGCAGCTTGAACACATAAACATCTTTCAGATAAGAAATGTACATTCATTTCATCAACATCAGATGTAAAGTTTCCACCAACAGAACCAGTAACCCAAGATTTCATACGTCTGTCATCAGCTTCAGAAGCTCGGTAACGGATATGTAAGAAAGGTCTTGAGATGTTAGAACCTAATTGCTGATCGTAAACAGTAGATACTCCAGCTGGAACAATAATACCATCTACATCTTGTGTAAGTCCACGAGTAGTAGAATCGTTTAAGTATTTCCAGTCAGTCTTATAAAAATCGTAAGATCCACGACGGAATCCAGAGAATCCTAAGTTAAGCGCCATATCTTCAGAGTTTTCGAATACACCGTAAGATGTTCCGCCTGCTCCGTAAGAATTTTGCTGTGCGATCATATTGTCAATTGATAAAGCAGTTGAACGATTTAAGAAAAGCATGTTCTCTTCAATAGCTCCTTGCTTATCAAGCTCACTTAAGATAGCGTCAAATTCAGCAATACCTTCTCCAGCAGCTGTGCCGTCAAAGTTTGCGTCGTTATAAATTAAACCTCTAGTTTCTACAGCAGCAAATAAACCTTCAGATCCAGCGTTAGCTCCAAGAGGAGTTCCAGCGACTGGAGTGATAGCAGCAGATCCAGCTGCAGCTTTTTCAGCTTCAATCATAGACATTTCTAATTGATCTTCAAAACGTAGTCTAGCTTCGTGCTCAGACTTTAGGTACCATAAGTATCCTCCAGTTCCAGCTTCAGTAGTTACTTCAACCCATCCGATTTGAGCAACGTCAGAACCATTTACGGTATAACGATCTCTTAAAATGATTGGCTTGTTTGAAAACGGTGTAAATGATGCATCTACAGAGTTACCTGCTTGTGCAGCTCCAGCACCGCCAGAACCTTTAGCATACTCAGATCCGTAAATAAATACTTTTACATCATCAATTTGAACGCCAGCAGTACCTAGTTCAGTTAAATCTGCGCCTGAGTAAGGAGCAACAGTTACAATTTGTACTCCACCAGCAGCAGCGCCAACAGATACAATATAAGCTTTTACTGTTTTATACCCAGTAGAAAGCGCTATAGTTTGTCCTCCTAAAGCTCTAAGCAATCCAGCTTCAGCCTCAGGTAAAGTTAATTCATTAACGCTTGGGTTAACAATAACACCGTCGTTAAATGCAATATGTAATCTTCCTTGCTCTGACCAAGTTACTGTATCAGAAGCCATAGGCATCTCAGCTCCTACCATACGTAAAAATCCAGAGATCGTACGGTTTCCGTAACGCTCTACTTCTTTTTCGTACACTTCCGGTAAGAATTGTTTTGTAAAGTTAAAGTCATTTCCTGCAATAGACAGGTAATTGTCACCAAACAATCCTTTTACAGGACGTGGAGTTAAGTGACTTAAGTTTGCCAATGTACTTGGCGATGTTGCAAAACTCATAATTTTTAAATTTTAAATTTGTTATTTTCTAATTTTTACTTTAAATTGAGAAACATCTTCACCGTTAACTGCTTTTACTGACCATCCGTTAGAAGTGGTGACTTTTTCATGAACCCCTCTCGGCTTCATATCAACATTCTTAGTTCTAGCCATACTCTCTTTCATTGCATCGGCTTTGCCTTGCTCATAAAAGTGTTGTGCTACAGTGTCTGGATTCATAGCTGTAAATAACGATTTGTGATAACCTTTTGCGTCTCCAATTTCATTCTTGTCGTTAAGAAACTTCTTAACAAAGTTGTTGATGTCGCTTTGATTACTTTTAACCTGGTCAGCATTTTTTACATTAAAACGATACCTTTTATCTCCTACGTTGTATTCAAAACCTTTGAATTCTTCAGAAAATACAGCATCAGTCTTTTTAATAAATGATGATTTTTGTTTTTCAGCTAATTTAGTTGTTTGCTCTTGCTCTTTATTATATCGGTCAAAGAACGCAACCGCTTTTTGTTGTTCTGGATTTAATTTTGATCCAGCTTTAATCTCTTCGTAATATGAGGACTTTAGTCCGTCTAAATAGTTTTTAGCCTTGGCTAACTCTTCTTTATGAGCTATTTTCTTTTTACGTATATCTCTTTCTTCGTCTAGCTCTTCATCATAAGCAAAATTGTCTTCCATTAAAAAATCAATTTCTTCACTATCTAAATGAGGTCTGCTTGATTCATAATATTCTTTAAGCAATTGAGTTTCATTTAAAGAAGAGTAATCTGTATTAAGTTTTACGTAATCCTCCAAGCTTCCGCCTGTGTCATTCATAAATTCAACTACCTTCTGAATGTTTTCCGGTAATTCAACACCAGACTCTTTTTGCTCTTCAATAGCTTCTTGAATATTATCTTGTAACTCTTCTGCTATTTCTGAAACCTCCTCTTCGGTTATTTCCTCTAAGGCTTGAAACTCCTCAGTTGCTGGAACTTCTGCTTCTACTTCCGCCGCAGGTTCAATTACTTCTGTAACCTCAGGCTCAACTAATTCTGCGGGTTTTTCATTAGCACCAGTTAGGTCTAATTTGAATGTGCCGTCTTCATCTTTTGTAGCCACCGGCCCGGTTTGTTCCGGAGCGACCTCTGCTTGTGTTTCAACTTCTGGGGTTGGTTGCCCTTCCGTTAAAGTTAATTCTTCTTCTTGTTCTGTCATGATAAAATATTATATAATTGTTATTACTATTATTACCTAGGCTCAAAGGAACCTAAGTCAAATCCTCCTCCTAATATGTCATTGCCTGATGACTCAAAATTTTTAGGCGGGGTGTTATTACTTCTTTGCTCAATTAATTCACTCTGCTGCGTTCCTTGCATTTGGATTCTTTGGTCCTTTCTGTCTTCTTTTTCTATCTCATTTTTTCTTGCTGCTTCGGCGTCTATCCCGCGGAGTTGCATGTTATATTGAAATTCCACCTGCATTAATTGGATCTTAGCCTGTATCTCTTGTTGCATTTTTTGAGAATCAATCTGAGCCTCCATCTGCAATAGTTGTGCTTTTTGCTGTGTAATAACTTGATTTTTTTGTATCTCAGCTTGGGCAGCTACTTGTTGAGCTTGAGCGTTTGCTTGAGCTTGAGCCTGTATATTTTGTTGTGTTCTAATTTGGTCTTTGTCAGCTTTTTGCTTTCTTCTTAGCTTTAGCAGTTGATTAGCTAGCTTTAAATTTTTAATTTCCCTGATGTCAATAGCATCTTCTAAATCAATTAACCCTGCAGATAAAGCTGTTTGTATGTTGTTTTCTAACATTTGCTTTTCTTCATCATCTGGAGTAAGTTCTATAAATATACCAAAGTCATATAGATGCAATTCACCCATTTCTTCTAGGGTTGCTACATTG